CAGCCTGAAGGCGGCGCACGCAAGAAGTCTTTTTGCGCCAGAATGTCCGGTATGAAGAAGAAACTTACTTCTGCGAAGACTGCCAACGACCCTAACTCGCGTATCAACAAGAGCCTGCGGGCATGGAAGTGTTAAAAATGACCGACCATCAAGAAACCATTAAAAGCGCGGTTGATGCGGCATCTGTAGTTACTGTTGTTGGAACCCTAATGGAAGTTCTACCGGCAATTGCCGCGTTAGCGTCTTTGGTTTGGAGCATCATCCGCATTTGGGAAACCAAGACGGTTCAAAGTTGGGTAAATAAAAATGCCCAGCAAAAGTAAAAGTCAGCACAACCTTATGGCGGCAGTGGCTAACAATCCCAAGTTTGCCAAGAAGGTCGGTATTCCCCAAAGTGTCGGGGAAGATTATATTAAGGCCGATGAAGGCCGCAAATTTAACAGAGGTGGTGAAATGGAAATGAAGCACAAGCGCGTAAGCCAAATGGGTATGCTTAAGCAAATGCAGAAAGAAGGTCGCCAAGCTGCACGCAAGGCTGGGGATGATGTAAAAAGCTTGAAGCAACGTCAAAAGACCGACCGCCAAGAGCTTTTAAAGAGCAACCCCAATGCCGGAAAGAGAAATATGTTTATGGACGCTCCGGCTAAACAGAAGCCCGCAGCAAGCGGCAATAAGATGGGTATTGGCAAGGCTAGGCAAGAGGCTAAGGTCGAAGCGGGAAACAGAAAAGCAGTAGAAGCTTACAAAAATTATAAGCCCGGCCCTGTTGCAACCCCTGCCCCTACCGCAGCAAGCGGTAAAAAGATGGGTATTGGCAAGTTTATGCAAGACCAGATGGGTGGTAAAAAGACTACTGCTCCCACAAATTTACCTAAAGCAAACAAAAGCCCGGCCCCAAACTTAAAGCAAGTCGCTGGTGCCGGTCTCGCTGGTGCTGGTTCTTTGATGAATATGAAGAAGGGTGGCAAGGTCAAGACCAAGTGCATGGCTGGTGGTGGTTATGTTCGCGCTGCTGATGGCTGCACTAAGAAGGGCAAGACCAAGGGCAAAATCATTTAAGGAACGACGATGAAAGAATCGAAGAAGATGGTCAAGAAGGAAGTTGCCTTTATGAAGAAGAAGGGCGCTCCGAAGTCAATGATTAAGCACGAGATGGCCGAAGCCAAGGGCATGAAGACGGGCGGCAAGGTCAAGTGTATGGCTTCCGGTGGTTCTGCTTCCAAGCGTGCTGATGGTTGCGCTATCAAGGGCAAGACTCGCGGGAAGATGGTGTAATTATGGGAATGGGTGGAGGAAATATTAGGGGTGGTCTTCCGCCCGTTCCGGGTCAGCGGCCTGCATATGGGGGTAATCCAAACCAACCCCAAATGAGAGTGGGTCAGGCTATGGGCGGTAAGGGCGGTGGAATGGGCCGTCCTATGAGTCCTGAACTGCCGCAAATGACGGACGCTATGACCAACAATACAGGTCAAACCATGCAGGTTCCTCCGCAAATGCAAAATACGTATGCCGATTTGATTCGTGCCCAGCTAATGCCTCAGGTTCAAGGTGTTAACGGGTACCAAGGTTCGCAAAGTGCTTCGGGTATGATTGATAGACGCACTCCAGAAATTAGAGCCGCGCAAGAGGCGTATCGTAGGGCCAACCCGCAACAAGCCTCTCCCCTCGCCGGCCTTGCTTCCTTAAGTGGTATATATAGGGGTATGAGATGAGACCAAGTCGGGGTATGGGTTGTATCAATCCTTCCAAGATGCCGAAGGCTAAGACCATTCGTCGCAAGGATAACCCCAATAAAGTAAAGATGTTTAAGGAAGGTGGGGAATCCCGCGTCAACGAGGCAGGCAACTACACCAAGCCCGGTATGCGCAAGTCGCTGTTCAACAGCATTAAGGCAGGCGGCAAAGGTGGTGCTCCGGGTCAATGGAGCGGAAGAAAAGCACAGATGCTAGCCATGCAGTATAAGAAAAAGGGTGGAGGTTATCGTGACTAAGAAGTTTCCGGATTTGACTGGTGATGGCAAGGTTACGCAGGCCGATATTCTAAAAGGCCGCGGCGTAGACGCTATGAAGAAGGGTGGTAAGGTCAGCGGCAAGAACTTTATTAAAGACGCCATCAAGAAGCCCGGTGCTCTGCGCGAGTCTTTGGGTGTTAAGAAGGGCGAGAAGATTCCGGCTGGCAAGTTAGCCAAGGCTGCTAAGGCTCCGGGTAAGATGGGCCAACGCGCTCGCCTCGCCCAGACGTTAAAGAAGATGAAATGAAGAAGCCCCAACAAAGCCTAAAGGCTTGGACGGAGCAGAAGTGGAGAACTAAAAGTGGTAAGCCGTCAACGCAAGGCCCCAAAGCAACCGGAGAGCGATACCTTCCGGAAGCGGCGATTAAGTCGTTATCTTCGTCAGAGTATGCTGCAACGACTAGAGCGAAGAGAGCAGGCAAAAGAGCAGGGAAGCAATTCGTAGCACAGCCCAAGACTATCTCTAAAAAGACTAAGGCTTTTAGAAACGCGGGGAAATAAAGTGGACTACGAACGTTATCGGTACCCGGATGGCGAGATGCCAGTGTGGGTTGAGAAGTTCAAGGAATGCGAGAAGTTTATTGCAGATGCGCTGGAGTACTGTAACGGTACGCATGACTTACAGGATGTAGCAGACCAGATTGCCAGAGGCGAACTTCAACTCTGGCCCGCCAATGAAACGGCGCTTGTCTCGCAAATCATCACGTACCCCAAGCGCAAAGCAATTCACATCTTTTTAGCTGGCGGTAATATTGATGAACTAATTAATATGGAAGAGTCAGTATTCACATGGGCCAAGATGCAAGGCTGTGACATGTTGACTTTTTCGGGTAGACTCGGTTGGAGTCGGAGCAAGTTAAAAAATCGTGGGTACAAAACGGACCACATGATGATGGTAAAGGAACTTTAAAATGGGATTGGGCGCAGCAGCTTTTGGGCAGACTGGTTCTACGGGCGCTACCGGGGTAGGGAGTGCTACTACGCAAACTGGAAACCAACCTCTTGCCAGCACAGGCGGTAAGGGCGGCGGTTACGGCGTCCCTCAAAAGGCGCAGAATCCCTACGCATCCGACCAAGAGCAGCAGCCCTATCGTCCTTTTGGCGGCGATGTCTTCGGGTATAACATGGCTCGCCTCTCGCGTCAGATGGACCCCTCCGCCACGTTGCCTCAAGCACAACAAGCTTCTACAAACCAAGAAAACCAACAAACTGCTACAACCGGTGGTAAGGGCGGGGGGCAGGGCGTATTTGGTATTCCCCAAGAGATTATGCCGTACGCAGTTGATACTATTGCTCGTTCTTATGGGTATCAACCGTATGAACCTTTTTTCTTTGGACAACAGCCGCAAGGACAGTATCAGACTCAGGTAGAACCATACGACCCGTTTGAACAAGGGTCCAATGCACAACAAGAAAGATTTAATCAGCTTGAACGTCAGTATCAGGACTTATTAAATCGCCCGCAACAGCAGCAGCAGGATTTAGGTGAGATACTCGCTAATTTACATAAGTCTTATGAAAAAATGAATTTGGGTATTGGTAAGTCCGCTGAAGAAACGGCAGCAGAAACCGCAGCGGCAGCGGCAGCGCCCGCACCAACACCGCCCCCACCCCCACTTGGAAGGGATGCAGCGCGAGCTGCAGCTAAAACCGCCGGAATTCGGGGCGCTAACAGCATGAATGCACAGCAGCTTGCTAATACCTTGAAGAAGCCGGTTACAAATGAACGCGGGCAAGTAATTCAACCACAAGCAGCGGGTGCTCAGACTCTTACTCCGGGAAGTATTTTCTCTGGCGCTTCTCGCGCTCTTACTCCCACCCCAGCTCCCACACCAAGACCGGGCCAAGCCGCGTCTACTGGGCTATCAGCAGAACGAGAGCGAAACATGGCTCTTTCCGCCCCCACACCCGCCCCCGCAGCCGCTCCTGCTCCAGCCGCCCCTGCTCCGTCTCCTGTTTCTACAACAGGACCCATTAATATTTCCGCAGCACGTTCTCAGCTAGGCAGGGGAAGTAGTTTTTCAGCACAAGACGCAGCTAATAGGCTCGGCGTACCCGTGGTTAATTCGCGTGGTGAGACTATTCAGCCTAGAACCGCAGCTGCTCCTGCCCCCGCCCCTGCCCCTGCCCCCGCCCCTGCTCCCGCCCCCGCCCCCGCCCCTGCTCCCGCCCCCGCCCCTGCTCCCGCGCCCGCAGCCGTTAGTTATGGTGGAGCTATGCCTTCATACGGGTATGACTACGACCCGTATAAAAAGGGGGGGATGGGCAAGAAGGCCAAGCCTAAGACCAAGATTCAGCACAAGGGCATGACTAACAATCTTAAGAAGATGTTAAAGAACAAATGACCACTACCGGAACCAGTACATTCAATCTTGACCTCAACAGCCTCGTAGAAGAGGCGTTTGAGCGGTGCGGTTCCGAACTTCGCACGGGTTACGATTTGCGTACGGCGCGCCGTAGCCTCAACCTTCTTACTATCGAGTGGGCAAACCGTGGAATCAATCTATGGACTGTTGAGCAAGGCTCTATTGCACTTACTGCAAACACCATCACATACAACTTACCAATCGACACCATTGATTTGCTCGACCATGTCGTCCGCACAGGCTCCGGTCAAAACCAAACGGACATCAACATTACGCGAATCTCCGAGTCTACCTATGCAGCGATTCCTAATAAGAATGCGACTGGGAGACCAATCCAAGTCTGGATAAACCGGCAGTCTGGTGCAGACTACCCGACCACGGGCGTCAAAAACCCCACCATCAACGTGTGGCCCACCCCTCCGGTTAACAACCAGTACACCTTTGTGTACTGGAGACTGCGCCGTATTCAAGATGCCGGTAACGGTACTACTACCCAAGACATTCCGTTCCGCTTCCTTCCCTGCATGGTTGCAGGGTTGGCTTATTATTTAGCCATGAAGATTCCCGAAGCTGCGCCGCGTATTGAAATGCTCAAGGCAGACTACGAACAACAGTTCCAACTTGCCGCCGATGAAGACCGTGAAAAGGCTTCTGTTCGCTTTGTGCCGCGTGTCGGGTATGTGGGCGGTGGTGGCTATTAATGGCCTCCAAGTTTTCATCCGGCAAGAATTCAATTGCGGAGTGTGACCGCTGCGGGTTTCGGTACAAGCTAAAACAACTAAAGAGCTTGGTGATTAAGACCAAGAACGTTAATATTCTGGTGTGCCCGTCGTGCTGGGAACCTGACCAACCGCAGTTGTCATTAGGGCTGTATCCGGTTAATGACCCGCAAGCTGTTAGGAATCCGCGACCTGATACAAGTTATGTGACTGCCGGTACTACAGGCTTACAGATTCAAGCTGGTGCAGGTCCTAACGGTATTGGTGATTTGTCGGGCGGTAGTCGAATTTTCCAGTGGGGCTGGAACCCTGTAGGCGGCGCAAGTGGTGACGACGCAGGACTTACCCCCAACGATTTGGTCGCCCAAGGGCAAGTGGGCACGGTAACAGTAAGTACAACTTAAGGAGCATCACATGGACAAGATGAAGAAGGTTGCCAAGGCAGAAGTGAAGGCGCATGAAGAGCGCATGCACGGCAAGAGCTATAAGAAGGGTGGTGTTACGTCGCTGGAGCGCAAGCAGTACGGCAAGGGCATGGCTAAGGTTATGAACCAACAAACCCCGTCGTTCACCTACAAGAAGTCTGCTGGTCGGGGGCGCTAACATGAGCAAAGCTAACGACAAGTTTGATTTCTTCCCGGCGGAAACCGCTGACCCTATTGGCAAGTATACGCAGCCGCGTGTCTATACCGACGAGATGGGCGAAAACGGATACCCCAACAACGTAGCTAACACCCAGACCGAAAAGACTCGTGGCACTGGCGCTGCTACCAAGGGTACCAACAACAGCAAGAAGATGGGCTAGTAATCCATGAACTACGCAGAGCTTGTTTCAGCCGTCGAAGATTACACAGAGAATGCGTTCGCTGTGGCGGACATTAACACGTTCATTGAACAGGCCGAACAACGCATCTACAACGCCGTACAACTTCCGGCTCTGCGTAAAAATGTTACAGGTAACACCACTAGCGGCAACAAGTATCTTGCATGTCCTTCGGATTGGTTAGCTACGTATTCCTTGGCGGTTGTTGATGCTTCAGGTAACTATGAGTATCTACTCAACAAGGACGTAAACTTTATCCGCCAAGCATATCCGACTCCAGCAGATACCGGCATTCCCCAGTACTATGCACAGTTTGACCAAAATACTTTTATCTTAGGCCCTACGCCCAATTCAAACTATGTCATGGAACTGCACTACTTCTACTACCCACAAACTATTGTCACCGCCGGTACTTCTTGGCTTGGCGATAATTTTGATTCCGCTCTCCTTTACGGCACTCTGCTGGAAGCGTACACCTACATGAAAGGTGAGGCAGATATTATGGCTGTATACAAGCAGCGGTACGATGAATCCATGCAACTGCTCAAGCAACTGGGTGATGGTAAGAACCGTCGTGATGCGTACAGGTCCGGTCAAGTCCGGTACCCGGTACAGTAAGGGAGAAAGAAAGTGGGTATTGGGGTTGAAATTCCAGTTCTGTTAGGTGGGGTGGTGGTACACACTACCAATGGCCGTGGTTTTACGCCGGAAGAACTGACCGAACGTGCGCTAGAAAAGATTATTTATGTAGGTAGCAATTCCCATCCGGCTATTCGTGACCAAGCCGAAGCGTTTAGGGATGCCATCAAGGGTGTGATTCTTGCCTACATGAAAGAAGCGGTTGCGTGTCAAAACGTAACCATCGCAAACCGGCTTAAACAAGCGGGACATCCTGAACTTGTTAAGCTTTTAGATTAAGGAAATACCATGCCAATTTCTCAAGCAATGTGCACGTCGTTTAAAGTCGAGCTGTTGACCGCAACTCACAACTTCACTGCCTCTACCGGCGATACGTTTAAGATTGCACTGTACACCTCGTCGGCCACTCTTGGTGCTAGCACCACTGTGTACTCCACTTCTGACGAAGTTGTTGGTACGGGCTATACGGCTGGCGGTAACACTCTTACCAACATCACTCCGACCTCGTCGGGCACGACTGCCTTCACTGACTTCGCTGACACGACTTGGAGCACTGCTACCATTACGGCTCGCGGCGCTCTGATTTACAACAGCAGCAAGGCAAACAGGTCTGTCTGTGTTCTGGACTTTGGTTCGGATAAGACCTCGACTGCGGGGAACTTCTCCATCGTGTTCCCGACTGCGGATGCAAGCAACGCACTGATTCGTATTGCTTAAGGCTAAATCATGCCCGGCTGGGGGAGCAATGGATGGGGTCTTAGTTCTTGGGGGGCAGGCGAAGATATCGTCGTGCCTCTCGGGGGCTGGGGCTATCTTGGCTGGGGAGATGAGGGCTGGTCTGCAAATGCAGGGGGTTTAAGCGCTGTTGGTGCCGTTGGCACCGTGACTGTTCAAACTTCTGCAAATGCTATTGTAAATGTTGTTGGTGTTCAAGCAACTGTAATTAAAGGCAACACAGTAACTGAAGCAGATGGTGCACTTGATGCTCTTGGTAATGCCGCTACCGGCTTTGTTGGAGATGTAACAGTAACCGGCGTAGCAAATGTTTACCCGACTGGGGTTCAAGGCAATGGACAAGTTGGTGTTGCTCAGGCGCAAGCATCTGCTGTTGTTGGGGTTACCGGGGTTGAAGGAACCAGCCAACAAGGTTCTGTAACAGTTGAAGCGGGAGCCAATGCTTTTGTTGTAGGAGTTTCTGCTACAGGCTTTGTTGGAAATGTAGGTGTTACCGGCGAAGGGTTTGTATACCCAACAGGTGTTGAAGCGGCAAACGATGAAGGCAATGTAACAGTCCTTCTTAGCCAAACCATTCTGGTAACTGGGGTTTCTGCAGCGGGCGAAGTAGGCACAGTACAAATAATCGCTGGAGCTGTGGTATCCCCCACCGGAGTACGAGCAACAGGACAAATAGGCACAGTTCTTATATGGGGTCAAATAGATGACAACCAAAACCCGAACTGGCAAAATATTAACGACGCACAAACACCCAACTGGGTGCCGATAGCAGCATAGAAATAAAGGACTTACATCGTGGCCTCTACTTACTCAGCCTTAAAGTTTGAATTAATCGGAACCGGGGAACAGTCGGGTACTTGGGGTAATACCACCAATACCAATCTTGGTACTGCCATTGAAGAAGCGATTGTTGGTTATGCGACTGCAAACTTTACTAGTGATGCGGACCTGACCATCTCGCTTACGGATACCAACGCTTCTCAAACCGCACGTAATCTGGTTCTGAATGTTACGTCTGGCGTTTCGCTTACGGCGACTCGAAACCTGATTGTCCCGACGATTGAGAAGCCGTACTACATTTTTAATAACACTACGGGCAGTCAAAGTATTGTTGTTAAAACCAGCGCGGGCACCGGGGTTACTGTTCCTAATGGGCGTAAAGCATTAGTCTATACAGACGGAACCAACGTTGTTCCTGTAATGAATTCGCTGCCCGTATCTTCAACGCTTACTTACCAACTCCCACTTACTGACGGCACTAATGGACAGGTTATTCAGACTAATGGCTCTGGTGTTTTGAGCTTTGTGTCTGGTACATCGTTAGCATCCCCTCTGGCGGTTACCGGTAACTCAACTGCTGGGTCAGAAATTCGCCTACCGGAAGACACTGATAACGGTAGCAACTACGTCGCTTTAAAGGCTGCAGATAATATTGGGAGCAACATCACTTTTACCCTACCCGCCGCAGATGGCACCAATGGGCAAGCTATTACTACCAATGGGTCGGGGACTTTAGGTTTTTCTTCTGTTGTATCTACTAGCTCAAGTAATACTTTTACGGCCACTCAAACCTTCAGCGGCTCGTCTAGTGTCGTTGCAATGGTGTTGAATGATGCGGCTGAAGTGGCAACTATATCGGCTACCGCTGCGACTGGCACGATTAACTATGACGTAACCACACAGAGTGTTTTGTACTACACCAGCAACGCCTCGGCCAACTGGACGGTCAACTTCCGTGCGTCGTCAGGTACTTCGCTGAACACAATCATGTCCACAGGCCAAAGCGTCACGGTAGCTTTTCTAGTAACGCAAGGCGCTACGGCTTACTACAACAACGTAGTGCAGGTTGATGGGGCGAGTGTTACACCGAAGTACCAAGGCGGCACTGCATGGGCGGCTGGTAACGCAAGTGCAATTGATGCGTATGTGTACACGATTATCAAAACGGGCAACGCCGCATTTACGGTCTTTGCCTCACAGACTCAGTTCAAGTAAGGGGTAAGCGATGCCGTTGATTGAGACTAAAGGCGCGGCCTCTGCTCAAGGGTTTGGGGAGTTTGCTCCGTCTGCGGCTGGAGCCGCTAACTACATAGAAGATGTCTTCAGCACCTACCTATATACGGGTAATGGCTCGACGCAGACCATTACCAACGGAATTGATTTGTCCACGAAGGGTGGGTTGGTGTGGATTAAAGGTAGAACGGTGGCAGTTGGTCATTGTTTGTTTGATACCTCTAGAGGGGTAAGCAACTATTTAAACTCAAACACATTTGGGGTTGCGTCTCAAAATACTGGTTTTGGTGTAACTAATTTTGGCGCTTCTGGATTTACTGTTGTTGATAATTCAAGTGGTGATTACGGCGTAAATGGCTCTGGCGGCACTTATGGTGGCAACTACGCCTCATGGACATTCCGCAAGCAGGCCAAGTTCTTTGACATTGTGACGTATACGGGGAATGGTAGTAGTGGAAGAACGGTTAATCACTCTTTGGGCAGTAAGCCGGGATTCATAATCGCAAAGAAAACAAACTCTACTGGGAATTGGTATTGTCTTGCGGTTAATGCTCCTGCTGACAATCGAAGCTCTTTTCTGAATTTAACCAATTCCGGCTCCGGTGCTGGAAATGATTGGGGTATTCTTGGAAATTACGTTGAGCCAACAACAACCGATTTTACGGTTTGGAATGATTTAAACATCAACGGAGCAACCTACGTTGCCTACCTCTTTGCCCACAATGCAGGCGGCTTTGGCGCGACAGGTACAGACAATGTGATTTCGTGTGGGTCGTATACGGGCAACGGCAGCACGACAGGGACGGTAGTGACGCTTGGATACGAACCGCAATGGTTGTTGATTAAACGGGTCGATTCAGATGGGACTGGTGATTGGAACCTACTAGACAACATGAGAGGGTTTGTTGTCGGCGGGACAGACGCAGAACTTAATCCAAACCTATCCAATGCAGAAAGCACTGGAACTTTCGTAACGCCAACCGCCACAGGCTTTCAATTAAATACAGCAAATACTGGTTACAACGCTTCTGGTGGCATTTACATCTACATCGCCATCCGTCGCGGCCCGATGAAAACGCCGACGAGTGGTACGAGTGTGTTTAGTCCTGTTGCTGCAAACAATGGTCAAGGCACAAAAAACACAACAAATTTTCCTATTGATATGCAAATTGAGACCATAAGGGGAACCACAGAAAACAGGGTGGTTTCTGATAGGTTGAGAGGAGTTTCTACAATAGCGACAAATACAACATCTGCCAGATTAATTACAAATCTAACTAACGCAGAGGCTAGTGTTACTGACTTTACACAATATTGGGACAACACTGGGTTTCAAACACCTTCCAATTTTGCCAGCGTAAACAGTATTTACTGGAACTTCCGCCGCGCCCCCGGCTTCTTTGATGAGGTTTGCTATACGGGGACGGGTGTAGCACGGACGGTGCCGCATAACTTGGGCGCAGTGCCTGAGTTGATGATTGTTAAAAGCAGGTTGGACGCTAATAGTTGGAGAGTCTATTCTGCGCCAACTGGAAATCAAAACCTTTTGGAACTGAACGAAACAGGCGCTGCAGTGGCAATCTCAACCGTATGGAATAATACGTCGCCAACGGCCTCCGTTTTTACGGTCGGGACTAACACCGCCGTAAACCAATCTGGAAGAACCTACGTTGCCTACCTGTTCGGCACAGTCGCAGGTGTGAGCAAGGTCGGCTCCTACACCGGCAACGGTTCTAATCAAACAATCAACTGTGGCTTTACTGGTGGCGCGCGGTTTGTTCTAATCAAGCGCACAGACTCTACTGGCGATTGGTATGTATGGGATAGCGCACGTGGGATTGTGGCTGGTAACGACCCGTACCTTCTCTTGAACAGCACTGATGCTGAAGTCACTAACACTGACTACGTTGACACCTTCGCTGCTGGTTTTGAAATCAGCAACACCTCGCCTGCGGCTATCAATGCCAACGGTGGGACATTCATCTTCCTCGCAATCGCCTAGGAGAAAACATGGAAATCAGGATTAAAGAAACAGGACAGGTGATGCTGGAAGATGAGTTCCGGTCTTACCAACGTCAAAATGGTGGCCCGACGTGGGGTGCTACGACTACTGAAGTGCTAGAGGTTCTTGGCGCAGATGTGGTGTTTGAAGGCCCGCAAGCCTCGCCGACTCGCTATCAAGTGGCGTTCCGTGATGGTGTCGAGCAGATTGAAGGCAAGTGGTACACCAAGCACAGCGTCGCTGATATGGATGACGAGGCCAAGGCGGCTAAAGATGCCGAGCAGGCCAAGATTGTGCGTATCACTCGTGATGCCAAGCTGGCTGAATCTGACTGGCGTGTTATCAAGGCGCTTGAAAGCAATACGCCACAAGACTTTGAGTGGGCAAGCTATCGCCAAGCCCTGCGGGATGTTCCTAACCAAGTCGGTTTCCCTTGGGAAGTTGTTTGGCCCACGCAGCCGGAATAAAAATTGCCCCGAATCAGCCCCACCCTTCTTGCCCTGAGCGCTTCGGCGCTTGTGGGCATTGCTGTACATGAAGGGTATAGAGGAGAAGCATATGAACCGGTTAAAGGCGATGTACCGACGATTGGTTTCGGAACTACAGAAGGCGTGGAAATGGGCGACCGGATTACTCCGGAGCGTGCGCTAGTTCGTTTGTTGAAAGACGCAAACAAATTTGAGAAAGCCGTAAAGCGCTGTGCGCCAGTACCTATGTATCAATATGAGTTCGACGCCTATGTTGGATTAACTTACAATATTGGCGAAGGGGCGTTCTGTAGAAGCACGCTGGTTAAGAAACTAAACGCTCAAGACTACGAAGGTGCATGCGCAGAGATTCTGCGGTGGGATAGATTCAAGGGCAAGCCGTTACCGGGGTTGACCAAGCGTAGGCAGGAGGAGTACCAGAAATGCTTGGGTTACTGACAAACCGCTGGGTGTTGGGTGGATTGGCCGGGCTAGTAATGCTCGGCTTTTCGTATTGGAAAGGGTATACGTCTGGCAAGGACAATATCCAACAGAAGTGGGATGCTGAGAAGGTTGTATTAGAACGCGAAGCGCAGCAGCTCAAAGACCAAGTCCGCGAAACCGAACGCAGCATGCAGAAAGAAGTCAACAGAATTCAGAAGGAGAAGCACGATGCTGTTAAGGCTGCTAATTCTAAGTACCGCACTCTCGTTGACAGCCTGCGCAACCGTCCAGAAGCCCGTGCCACCGACGCAATGCCCAGTGGTGCCGGAGATGTTGTTGGATGCACCGGAGCGCAGTTGGCTAGACCAGATGCAGAATTTCTTGCAGGGTACGCTGCCGACGCCGAACGACTCCAAGCGGCCTACAACTCCTGCCGACAAGCCTACGAAGTAATACAAAATGGCGCTAAGTAAGCTCGTACTCAAACCCGGCATCAATAGAGACCAGACGAATTATGCGTCTGAGGGGGGTTGGTACGAGTGCGATAAGGTGCGATTCCGCTCGGGGTTCCCCGAAAAGATTGGTGGTTGGGAGCGCTACACTAATTCTCAGTTCTTAGGCGTTTGCCGCTCGCTGTTCAACTGGGTGGCTACTGACGGCAACAACCTGCTAAGTATTGCTACGAACGTAAAAGTCTACGTAGAAGCGGGTCAGACTCTATTTGATATAACGCCCGTTCGTTTACAAGTATCTATCCTCGCACCTACAGGGGTTAGCGCTACAGGCGCTATTGGTTCGGTAACGGTGAACATCACATGAGCGTACTAAATACCACTGCCGGGTCTAACCAAATCACTGTTACCCTAAACAGCCACGGCGCGCTGAACGGGGACTACGTACTTATTGAAAACGTAAACGCAGCCGTCGGTGGAATCCCCGCGTCTGAAATTAACACCAACCAAATAATCTCAAACGTAACGCCAAACACCTTTACTATCACTACTACAACGGCGGCTTCTTCCGCTGCTTCATACACCGCCCCCATAACGTTTGTTTTTGATATTCATGCAGGCGCGGCTACTGGTGCTGCTGGTTACGGCTGGGGGGCAGGTACGTGGTCTCGTGGTGCTTGGGGTTCTGCTACATCTATACCAGTCGTAACACCACCGCGCCTGTACACCCAAGACCGGTTCAACAATGACCTTCTCTTCTGTATCCGCAACGGCGACATCTATTACTGGGACTATGTCAACACCTTTAATACTCGCGCTGTCCTTCTTTCTTCTGTTGCCTCTGCATCCGACGTTCCTCAAATCGTAGGTAGTATTCTCTTCTCGCAGCAGGACCGACATCTACTTGCTTTTGGTGGTACTTCGTACGGTACTAATATTTATGACCCATTAGTAATTAGATGGGCTAACCAAGACGAGCCTTGGAATTTCACGCCTTCTACCACCAATACCGCAGGTTTTTTGCGAGTAACTAACGGCTCTGAGATTGTCCGTGCTACCCGCACCCGTCAAGAAATTCTTATATTTACAGACTCAACTCTGTATTCCTTACAGTTTTTAGGCACAGCAGAAGTCTTCGGTCTGTACGAACTCGCGGACAATATCTCTATCATTTCACCCGCCGCCATTAGTACAGTAAACAACGTCACATACTGGATGGGCTGGGATAAGTTCTACATTTACAATGGCCGTGTTGATACGCTGCCGTGCACCCTGCGCCAGTACATCTTCCAAGATATCAACCGCCAAACGCAGGTTCAAACTGTCTGCGGTACTAATGAGCAGTTCAACGAGATTGTATGGTTCTATCCGAGCCAAAACTCTACAGAAGTTGACCGCTACGTAATCTACAACTACCAAGAACAAATCTGGTATTACGGACAACTTGAGCGTACTGCTTGGTTAGACTCGCCCCTTCGCCCATACCCCCAAGCAACTTCTACTAGCCGATGGGTGTTCGACCAAGAAAAGGGCGTTGATGCTGAAGGACTGCCGCTTGAAGCCTACATCTCCTCGGGTGATATTGATATTGAAGACGGCGAGCAGTTCATGCTTATACGCCGGATTATCCCCGACATTAACTTCGTGGGTTCAACATCAAACAGCCCAGAGGTTAAGTTGACTATTCAACCACACAACTTCCCCGGCCAACTATACGCCACTGACAACCTTGAAGGCACCGGGCTTACCAAAACCGTAACGGCTAGCCGCAACCAAGCTACCGCTATTATCGACCAGTACACTAACCAAGTTTTCCTGCGTGCTCGTGGTCGTCAGATTAAGTATAAGATTGCTTCGGATGGATTAGGTGTGCAGTGGCAGATGGGTATGCCGCGTGTTGATGCGCGTCCTGATGGTCGGAGGGGCTGATGACTGACTGCGTAACCTATAACTTTAAGTCCCCGGCACTACCCCTACCCACCCACACATATAGTGAAGACCAACAGAGTCAGTTTCTTAGAACACTTCAAATCTATTTTAACCAGCTAGACAGATTCAACAGAGAGGTGGCTTCAGTGGTTAACGGACTTTGTGGGTCTGGTGTTATTACGCCAACTTCTCTAGATGCGTTTGGTCGCCTTCGTGTCAGTGAACCCTATACACTTTTTGATAGCCAAAACAGATACGCCGCAGACAACCAGTTTGACGTATCAACTACAGGCACTGGGACAACGTCGTTCCTGTCCAACGAAGCCGCGGTCAAGATGGAAGTAACAGCGGGGGGTGTTGGGTCCGTGCTTCGCCAGTCATACCGGTCGTTTCCTTATCAGCCGGGTAAAAGTCTGTTGGTCTTG